CAGCGTAGTCGTCGCCGAAGCCACCAGAAGGGGCGTTCAGAGGCGTACGACCATCAGGACCCGTGTTGGTGTTAGAGGTACCGTCGATAGCCATGTGGTTGGTCTTGATCAGGTTGAAGCCTGCCACTTGGTACAGCTGCGCACCAGCGAAGTCGCCGTTGCCAGACTGGAAGTCACGGTCCAGCAGCTTGGATACGGTGGTATCGTTGCTGTTGATCAGAGCGTAGTAGGTGGACGGAGCAACGTAGAGCGCACGGTCTTCGTATGGGATGTCTTCCATGTCGAAGTATGCAGCAGCTTCGAAAGCAGCGTTGATCAGTTCAGCAGCACCTGCGGAGGTACCCACGTGCTTCGTAACAGCATCGTTCATGCCAACGAGGCCAGCGCCCTTACCAGTAGCAGCAGCGAATGCGCTGTCTACACCGGGGACCTGTGCAGCGTTGAACTGAGCGCCCGTACGAGCTACGCCAACAGCACGCTGGAAGAGCTTACGCTCCATGGTCAGCGCGAGTGCAGAAGCCATTTGGCGAGAGTACTCACCACGGAACTCGAAGTGGGTCAGCATCTGATCGATGTTGTGGATCCACACGGAGCTGATGATGGTGTCGTCGATGGTCACCGTCTTTTCCGCCGTAGCGATTTCTTGGCCTACGATCTCCTGGCCCGGAATGAAGGTATCAGCGGACGCGCGACCGATGGCCGGGAACTGTGCGGAAATGCCACCATTGAGGGTGATGGAACGTACGCCGTTCTTAAGGGCGAACTTCTCATCGAAGTGTTTGATCATCTCACCGCTAAAGGTTTTCAGCAGGAGGTCACGGGAGTTAGCGTAGGTACCGTTGTTAGGACCGCCGCCAGCGAAAGTGTGATCCATAATTGGATTCGGAGTAGAAGTCTGAGCCATTTGTCAGAGCCTTTCAAAGTATAATGAGATTTCTTTTAGAAGAGGATCGATCCTGCGCTTGAAGCGTCCAATCTCGTCCTAAGGTTATCCGCGCACGGGCCAGAGGCTTTGCTTGTAGTCTTACTTGACAGGTCTTGAGTTTTACCGGGTGCATGCTTGTCCGGTAGCCACGCCTACTTAGGAGCAGCACGTGTGGGGGGGGCCTGATTGATTTTCTACGATGGCTCAATCAGGAAAGCCTCGATTACCTCACAGCCTTAGGCAGTCAGGTCAGGTAAGGCCCGGTGTGCCTGATATTGCAGGCAGGGACCGGGAATGCTCGGGTCATATTGGAAATGCAAGGGACGACTTCCGAGCGTATTATTTGTTGCGCTTAGGCTGCTTTTTACGGTTAGCCTTCTTCGAGATAATCCGAAGGTTCTTCGCAGAGTTGTCCGTAGGGTCGTTGTTCTTGTGATCAACTTCCTTACCACGGAGAGCAGCTTTGCCTTTCTTCTTAATCATAAGACGTCGGGCACGTTGGCGCATGATGTTTGCTTTACGACGAGCCGGGGTGCGGCTGGCTTTGTATTCTTTCTTGTAGTCTCTTTTCTTAGACGCCATCGCAGAATGCCTCCCGCTTCACGTTGTTTTCATAGATGTCTTGCACGGTGATGTAGGTGTCGAATTTAGAGGCTTGAATTACCTGCCACTGGGAGCAAGCGGCCTCAATCCCGAAACCATCCCTCTTTGTGCATCCGCCTAGCAACGTCATCAGGGTTAAGACGGCGAGCATCGGTAGAAGCGTCGATAGCATCGCCAGCCCGTCTATTTGCTTCTTCATCGATGTTATCCTTAAAGTCTTCGATTGCATCGCGGCGGGTCCACCAGAGCAGACCAGCGAGACCGAGTGTCACCAGCACGGCTAGTTTCCAAACCCGGTCGAGTAATTTGATGATCTTATCCAAGGGTCTTGGCGCTCCTCTTTAAAAGCCTCTCGAACCTCTTCCAGAACTTCAGGATGAGGAACAGGAGGGCAAGGCCGATCATTACTTGGGCAGCAACCCCTCCCAACTTCTCTGCGTTCTCGAAGCCGAGAAGATCGAAGATAGTCGCGAAGAACGTCGCAAGGATACCCAAGGCACCTGTGATGACTGTACGCCATCCTGCAGGGCCATCGATCAGCGGATCTTTCTTTCCATCGTCTTCGTTAGACCCCTTCACCGCGTCTTCTTCGACAGGTGTTGGCGGTGGAGTTTCCACCACAGGGGCCACGTAAGTCATCTCCTCAGGAGTGACCTCGATATTGTAGCCTTTGTCTCGCCAAGCCTCACGCATCCCATGGACCATCCCCCAGTACAGCTCATCGATGACCGCTTGGTCACTTAGGTTGTACACAAGGTGATAAGCCTCATAGCCGGGAGCGGAAGAGGACCGAGCGCCAGCCTCCCACTTGGACATGGAGATCAGGATTTCGTAAGCCTTATGGTAGCCCTCAGGATCACGCCAGAGGTCCACAGCTTCATAGAGGCTGATACCCGTCTCACGGGCTACGGTGTTACCATAGGCCTCAGAGTGTCCTGTTGAGTAAGCCTTCATAATAGAGGCGATAGAGGTCACCCCCGGCTTAGTCTCAGCACGGCGAACAACATAGTGCCCCCAGTAGGCTGCGCCACCGTACACCGTCTCAAAGGCGGGTGTCGGCAGCTGCGAGCCATCAGAGGCCGGGAGCGTAGCGGAGTCGATTGCTCCGAAGCGGAACTCATGGCCGTCGCGAGTGCGGCCTATTGCCCCCGGATTACGTAACCGTACAGAGGCTGGGACCGACTTGTCGTTGAGGTCGTAAATCCACGGCCCCTTATACAGTTGTAGTTTCATTAGATCTTACTCCGACCGATCTTAGCGACCACCTCAGCGTTGTACGCTGCGTCCTTGTAATAGCGTGGGTCAGACATAGCCGCCTGAACCTGAGCCCAGTTGTCGAACACGTCAGCCGCTGGAGGGTCACCGCCTGCCACCTGACGGGCAGGTTCTTGGGCAGACCCAGAGCCACGCTGTGCAGCCAGACCGGACACGGCCAACTTCACCGCTGCGACGTTGCCGCCATTGAGAAGGTCATTGAAGGTGTCAATCTCATCTTCGGACAGGTTGTCCGCAGCCCAGCCAATAAGGTCGTTGTAGGCGTCTTCACCGCCAGCAGCCGCGTAGACCGCCTCGTTGAAGGAGGACACCTGTGCGTCCTGACCTGCTTTCCACACGTCGTAGTCTGCCTGTGAGATGGTGCCTGCTTCGAGCAGTGCGTCCATACCGGAGGCTTCTTCCGCCGGGGCTTCCTTGGAGATCGAGAGGTCGCCGGGTTCTACATCAGCCTTAGGGGCTGGAGAGTCGCCTGCGCTCATTTTCTTTTCAAGCTCGCTGTACGCTTTAGCGAGATCGTCTACCGACTTAAACTTGCCTAGAAGAGGCTCCGCTGGGGCGTCTTGATTGAGGTCTACACCCGCTGCTTCAGCTTGCTCCTCGATGGAAGGCTGAACCACTGGATCCTCTACCGCCACGCTCACGCTTTCGGTACTCATACGTTATTATCCTTGATTAGCTGTGCCGAGGTTATTTGCACCCGCCTGCATCATCATCTGCTGGGCTTGAGCTTCCATGGCTTCAGCTTGTTGTTGTTGAATGTCCTGCTCCGTGTAGATGAGGCCTTCCATCTCAAGTCCGAGAGATATGCCTACACGCTTCACGAGATCACCCATGTTCACACGTCCCAAAGCCTCAGGGCCGAGAGGTGCAAGGGCTTGTAGCAATTGCATGTACTTGTTGAGGTCGTGTCCACGTCCAAGGGCATCCAAGCCCGTAACGATAGTTGGCGATACGACATCTTTAGGTAGCTCTGGGAGCTTCTTGGCTTTCGTCATCTGCGCCATGAGTCGGCGAACCAGAGGGAGCTGAAGCTCATTAGACAGAACGCTGTAGACGCCACCCAAGGTGTTCTCAAGTTGCTGCGCTCGCATGCGGACTTCCTCAGCGGTCACACGGTCGCCATCGCGAAGTGCTGCCTGTTCTGAGAGAAAGGCTTGGCCGATACGCATTTCAAGTCGCTGGATCTGACCAGACGCCACCTGCATGTCGCCACCCTTTTGGGTCTGCATGAATTGAATGTCGTCAGCCTGCCCGGTAATCACAGCGCCGTTCTGGGCTTCTGCAACCATCTTGGAGTCCGTGAGGCCCGTAGGGTTCACAAGCACCAACAGCCGAGCTGAGGCAGTAGCGCCGTCAACGATAGCCTTGGAGAGGCCCTCAAGCGCCCGGATGTCACCATAGAACGCCTCAACATGAGAACGGCCATAATGCTCACCAGATACGGCAGTCCACCGTAGGGGCATAAATGGTGGCTCTTCCAGTGGGTAGGAACCTTCCGTACCCGGAATCAGAATGTCATTTACTTCCTGATAGGTCTTCCAGCGTTTACCGTCCCGGTAGAACTTAGTGTAGATTTCAATAGGCTTACTATCGCCACCTACGTCTGACGTGCTTGCTCCTGCCAACTCTAGGATGTCTTCATCCAAGGTCTCAATGTTGAAACACTCTTTGATCAGGATCTGCTTAACGGCACCTTCAGGATCACGGGTGACCACGTACTTATCTAGGGAGTAACCCTTAATACCTTCCTTCCCTAAATGGAGAAGATAGTTGCCAGTTACGATCAGGTGACGGAGTGCCTCGAAGATCGGGGAGCGCATCGCTTCCTTCTCCATCTCAGACATCACCGCACGTTCAATATGGGAGAGCTGTTCGTCCACCTCAGCTCGCTTCGTAGGGTCACCACCAGTGAGTTCCATGAGGGTGAAGCGGTCCACGTCCATCTTGAAGAAGGACTGGTTAGGTGGAAACAGAGCCATCTGTAACTTAGACGCTAGGTTCTGTACGCCTACCGCCGATACCGAAGAGTATGGCGTGTGAATGCGTGTGCTTGCGGTGGACCCTTCTTCCATGAGGATAGTAGGGATCGTTACCGCTGCAAATGCCCGAGCCCGATCTAGGTAGACGTTGCGTTGATGAGATAGCTTCTCATACGTGGCTTTACATTTGTCGTGGATCATCTCTTGCCTTTCTTGATCGTGCGGGGGCCTGTGTTGGCAATGTCAGTGCCAGAGGCAGACACACCGATTGAAGGCAGGTTTGATTGGATCACTGAAGCCGTCGCATCTTTATCGATGGCCAGAGGGTTCCTGAGCTGCTGTTCGCCAGCTTTAGTTTTCTGTACGTCTGCCCGACGCTGTGACGAATAGTTCGTGCTGCTCAACGTAGGAGCCGTGGGTGTGAACACTGGGAGACGCTGGATTTCTGCAGCAGTCTCGTTGGCCCGGTCACGTACAGTCTCAGGCTTTGCCTTGGCTTGTGGAGAAGCAGGGCGCACCGCCTGCGTAACCGTCACACCTCTTGAGGTATTCGTGGCCGTTTGGTTCACGGCTGTCGCAGCGTTCGAGTTGTAACCCTGCTGGAACGGCTGCTTGAGCCACGGTGCCGGGGTCTGCGCCGGGGAAGGCCGCGAAGGGCTTCGAGGGGTAGGTGAGGTTTTCTCACCTTTGCCCCCGAAAAGTGCGAAGGCACCTCCAATGGCGGCACCCAGCAATAGGTTAGCGGCGATGCCTGCTATTGGTAGAGCCATGTCTTACTCCGTAGTAGGATGGTTCAGTGTGTAGAGATACTGGAGGACTTTGATCACCTCTTGGTTACCTTGGAGTATCCTGATCGTCTCAAGGCTTACCCCCTCATCGGAAGGTAGCTCGTTAGGAAACTTCAACTTTAGGTAATCCAATATCTCCTTAGAAACATAAGGTTTTTTCATTGTATCTTGCTCAATAAGTGCTTCACTTAGCGTACGGGACACGCCCCGGTTGCACAGTCTGGATCATCAAGTTCATCCATGAGATCCGTCGCAGACAGGTCAACCTCACCCAGAGTGGCCACGTAGGACTCATACTCTTCCTGAGTGATCACCTCTTGTGGGAGGTAAGGGTAGCCAAGGTCCTTAGCGGTCTTCGTGGGGTCGTTACGGAAGATCCAGCTCACGCCCACGTAGGTGTCCCAGTTCTCCAACAGCCAATCGACAATCTCGCGGATTTCCGTGGGGTCGTAGCTGATCGTCACCGAACAGTTGTGGTCCACGTAGTTATCCATGAGCATCTTGTAGCGATCCAGTTGCTTCACAGCGGACTCAAGGTTAACCTCTTTGCCGTCCACCTTGTCGAACTCCACGGTGTCCCAGCAGACTGGGAACGAAAAGATAATCGCGTCAGCGGGACTATAAGGATCAGCGAAGTGGCGATACCCAGCGTCTTTCAGGCGAGGGACCAGAGGGTCATTCACACTGAATTTCACGTTATTTATCAGGTACTTACCGAGAGGCTTGTGTACGCCCTCAGTGGTACTCATGACCTTCGAGAGGGTACCACTAGGTTTAACTGTGGTGACTGCCTTGGCGTAGGGAAGTCCGAGTTCGTCGGCCATCTCTTTTGCAGCATCCCGAGCAGCCGCCCGGATGATCTGCAGGTACTCAGGGCTAGGGTTAGCCGCAGCAATACCAGTGATCC